ATTTTAATTGGCATTATAGTTCGTTGTAAATGTCTAACAGTGTGTTTTTGTTGAAGTTTTCGCTGTCAATTGCATTAATTTCTTTAGAAACAATCTCATCTACTGTTTCAAACTGGCTAATATCTAGTTCTGTTGATATTTCTTCAATCTGTTTCTGTGGAATAAGCACAATTTCTCTACAATTGTATTGCGATATATATGTTTCTTTGATAAATTGTGCTTCTTCATATGATATAGGTAAGTCTAGTGTAACCCTAAGATACATATTTGGTTTAATTATGTTTGCTTGTGGATCTAGTAGCTTACTTAGTGTTGTAGTACGATACTTAGGTGCATCTGACCAATTAATATATTCAGGTGCAAGGTTATTTTCACGATCAAATATCATCATACCACGTTCATCGTCGCCTGCATCTGCATAGTTGTGGGGAAATGCATTACCAATATACTGTATTTTGCCCTGTTTTTGACGTTTATGGAAATGACCACTGAACACAAGGTCTTGATTTTTGAAATGCTCAGGACGTAAATCACCATGCTCGGGCATTTTTACCATAGCATTCATATAAAAATGCGGTAATTCAAAATGTCCAAACATGTATTTTGATTTACATTGTTCGATAAGTTTCCATTCGTCTCCTACTAGCCAAGGTACAAGTGCAACATCGTCAATTTCTGTAAATGAGTTTACAAATTCAATACCTGCAATGTGCCTAGCAAAGTCAGTAGAGCTTACATCACGCTTGTCTTTGTAATATAAATCGTGATTACCTGTAAAAATATAAAAAGTGTCAAATGCTGCACCTAATTTTTCTAAACTACGGAGGGTAGCCTGCATGGTTGTGAGATTTAAACTGTTGCGATTATGATGCCAATCTCCGCAAAATATTCCAGTTTCGCAATTATTTTCTTGTGCAGTTTCGATAAACCAGTCAACAAAATTTTCACAATCGTCGTTATGTATTTTACTATTACCTTTTAATCCAAAATGTATATCAGTAAATACTGCTGCTTTTTTAAACATAAAAATTTAGAATGTATTGTTTTCTTGGAATTCTTTTTCTCTTTTTAAAGCTACTTCCCATTCGTCATTTGCTTGTCTAGTATAGCTAGGATTCATATCGTTCATTGTCAAGATATCATCTCGTATGTTTTGATTACGTTTTTCTAGATTAATTACCCTAACAAAACTGTTTGTAACTGCTGCTGTATAGTATGCGAATGGATTTTGACTTTTAGATTCGTCAAATTGCAACCCAATCTGTGCTAATTGTAAGATTGCTTGTCCTCTCATTTCATCATTGTAAGTATAACCTCTTACATTTCCACGGGTTGCGTATCTTTCACATAATTTTATCCACATTAACGCTAGTTTATCTGTAGCAATACCATGTGTCATAGAAAATTGACCATGCTCTAGATCTCCTGTCCAATGACTTTTTCCAATACAAATTAATTCATTATTTTCGTTAAATTTCCAATGTTGAAAAGGAGGAAAATTTAATTTGATTTTACGATCGGCAACAGTTTTTGGATTTTTTTTCCTACCAGGTTGGTCGGGTATATGATCAAATGTCATAATTCTAAAAATAAGATCAGTTTTAGGTATTGATTCTAGATCTACATTATCTAATCTTTTAGAACGATTTGTTTTTGCTGTTTGAATAAGATTGTTCGTAATTTGATTTTTGTCAGTAACAATAATGTCAAATTGATTATATGCGGCATCTAAATATGTGCAAAAAGAATTTTTGCTTTTGTGAATTTCAAGTAATATATCTTTGTTATTAAGATAATTTGTTTTTCTCATTATATCTCCAAATTTAAATTTTATTATAATATATGCAGTTTATAAAGTCAATAAATACTTTAAAGGAGTTAGTAATTATGGGCGTATTAGATGCAGAAAATGTTCCTACTAATGGTAGTTCGTCAAATCCTTATGAAATTGATTTAGATCCATATGCAGATGCAGCAGGTGATGCAATATCGAGTGCTTTTGATTCCGGAACTGAGTTACTTGGATCTGCGTATGATTCAGTATCAGACACAGCAACCAATATAGGAAATGGTATTATTGATTCGGTTTCCGAATCGTCATTTGGAAAATTTTTACGATCTGCAGGACTTCCAATTGGAGGCGAACCGCAAGATGACGGTGGAGAAGATTCTGCAACATGGGGTGCAACCGATAGTCAAAAATCAGATTGGAGAGTGAGGCTTAGTATTGCTCCTGGATTTGGCGAATCAATGATTATGAGACCATTTACACTAACTGATAATCATTTAGTTTTTCCGTATACTCCGTCTATTATATTATCTAATTCTGCATCTTACACTCCAATTAAACCCGTACATAGTAATTATCCTTTTTATGCATATCAAAATTCGCAGGTAGATAATATCACTATTACAGGAGATTTTTCTGTAGAAACTATGGATGATGGAAAATATTGGATAGCTATGGTACATTATTTACGAAGTGTAACAAAAATGGCATATGGTTATACACCTAATGTAGGTGCACCGCCTCCTGTTATTAAATTAAATGGTTATGGAGAATATGTTTTTCATGATGTTCCGGTTGTTGTAAGTAATTTTACAGTTGAATTAGCAACAGATGTTGATTATATTTTTGTAAAAAGAGTTGGAAAAGTAGGAACTCATGTTCCAACAAAAAGCACACTGTCTGTTACTTTAATTCCTTCTTACAGTAGGAGAAATATAAAAAGATTTAGTCTAAAAAGTTTTATAAGCGGAAGTTTAACACGCAGTACTTATGGATTTATATAATGGCAAAATATAGAAATAATAGCCCTTGGGTTAAAACAGAAATTATAAATAATTCTTATCTAGATATTTTAAATATTAGATCAATTCCGGCAGAACCTAACGATGTAAGATATACTATCCAACCGCAGTATACTCATCGTCCAGATTTGTTAGCTTATGATCTGTATGGCGATCAAGGTTTATGGTGGGTTTTTGCTCAGCGCAATATGGATATAATACAAGATCCTGTTTACGATATTGAAGCTGGTGTAGAAATAATTTTGCCTAAATCTTCAAATTTAGCAAAATATTTAGGATAGCATATGGCAGATAGCGATATTCAAGTTATTAATAACAATCAATCTTCTAGCGGCGATAGTGCAACTACTGATATTAGCAATGATAATGCTGAAGGTGCATCGTTGTTACCATTTGCAAATGAATTAGAAGATTTTGCAAGTTATAATTATATTTTTACATTTAGTGCATTAACTGATGAAGAAACTGCCAATCCTAAATCAACGTATAAAAAAAATGATCCACAAATTGTATTGATACGTTCTGGAGGAGGAGCTGATGGGGTTGATATTCCAGCAGAGACAGCATTAGGTGCAGTAGAATATTTTATAGATGATGTAGAAATTAATAGTTTAATAACTCATAATAGGAAAACTAAACAATCTAACGCAACTTCAATTCGATTTACTGTTACAGAACCTTATAGTATGGGTTTATTTTTACAAGAACTTAGAGTTGCTTCAAAAAAAGCTAGGGGTGAAAAATCTAATTATTTAGAAGCACCTTTTTTATTAACAGTTGAGTTCAAAGGTTGGGATAATGACGGTGTGTATTTAGAAAAAAAGCATTTACGTAGAATGTTTCCGTTAAAACTTGTAGATATAAATTTTAATGTTACAGAAGGAGGATCTATTTACAATGTTAGTGCATTGCCATGGACTGAACAAGGACAAACTGAAGAAGTACAAGCATTAAAAGCAGATATTAAAATTTATGGCAGAAATGTTAAAGAAATATTGCAAACTGGAGCGTATAGTTTACACAATATTTTAAATAGTCGGGAACAACTTCGTAGAAAAAAAGGTGAATGTACAACAGCAAACGAATATATTATTGCTTTTCCAAAAGACTCTTTAGATTCTACATTTACTAATGGCGAAGTAATTGATAACATTGGAACTCAAAGTTCTGCTTTAAGTTGGAGAGGAACAGGCGCAGTAGACGTAACAGAATTGTATCAATCAGGAATTTATGATAAAGATACTGCAGGATTAAGTGAATTTACAGATGATTTAACAAATCCAGAAAAAAGTTTACTTGGAATAATGGTAAAAAGAAGTAATTTAGGTGAAATAGCAAGGAATTTTGCAGAAGATAAAAAAAATGATAATGCTATTGGAAAATCTTTGCTTGTTGATAGTTTTTTAGACGGAAATAAAAAACCTTTTGCTAGACCTCGATTTTCAGAGTTAGATGATAAAGATGGTGTGTTTGATAGAGGAAAAATACAAGTAAGTGATAATATAAGTGTTTTTACTTTCAAGAATGGAACTACAATTCAAGAAATAATAGAGGAAGTTATAATTCAAAGCACATATGGAAGGAATGTCTCATCTGCTTATCCTGATATCAATGGCATGATTCCGTGGTTTAGAGTAGATCTTGAAGTGTACAATTTAAAAGATGATGCGCAAGAAGTTGCTACTGGTAAACCTCCTAGATTATATGTGTACAGAGTAGTTGAATATAAAACACATATAAGTAGATATCAATCGTCGTCTGAACCGTCGGTTTCGGCGCAATTAAGAAAACAGTGTGCTAAAGAATACAATTACATTTATACTGGTGTCAATGACAATGTATTAGAGTTTGATATAAATTTTAATAAGGCATTCTATTTAGCAGCGCAACCATTTGGAGGAGCAGATAAAGGAAGTGTTAAATCTTATGAGCAAGATGCAAGGGCTGGAGCAAGCAATCAAAAATACAGGCCGCCTACTCCGGGTAATTCAGCAACAGATTCAAGTAGTGGATCAAAAACAGGAGAAGAAAATTCAAAACCTCAGACTGGATCTGTAGGTGGCGGACAACCTGATAAAATATCAACAGGAGTTGCAAGAGATTTTAATGATGCACTTTTGAACAGTCCGGTTGATTTAGTAAACACAACAATGACAATTTGGGGAGATCCTTACTATATCGCAGATAGTGGATATGGTAATTATCATGCAATTCCTAGTCAAGAATTTATCAATTTAAATGAGGACGGTACTATGAATTATCAAGACAGCGAAGTACACGTTTTAGTAAATTTTAGAACACCGTTTGATACAAATGCAGATAATGGGTTTATGGATTTTAATAATGTAGGATTAAATGATACAACTGCATATAGCGGTATATATCAAGTTATATCGGTTCGTAATAATTTTGCAGAAGGAGTGTTTAAGCAAACTTTAAAGATGATTAGAATTAGAAATCAAGAAGGTCTTGATACAAAACAAAAAGCAGATCCAGAAAAAGGAGTTGCAAGAATAAGTGCCGATGTGCTGAATACTGCAGCAGGTAATGCCGGAGGAGGTATATAATGCCAACTCAAGAATCAAGGACTCAATACAGTAGAGGTTCAAAACCTACATGGATGACAGGTGTAGGACCTTATATTGGCAGAGTGAGTAATCATTTAGATACTGAATTTATGGGATCTATTGAAGTAGAAATTTTAAAAACAACTGAAGCAGGTAGTCCAGGAGAAAGTAGTGGTTATTACATTCCTTGTACATATGTTTCGCCTTTTGCAGGAAATACACCAAGGAAAGGAGTTAACCAACGTTATGGATTTGACGCAACTCAGAAAAGTTATGGATTTTGGGCAGTTCCTCCTGATATTGATGTTAAAGTTTTAGTTTTAATGGCAGAAAATAATTTTGGATATGGGTTTTGGATAGGATGTTTACAAGACAAATATATGAATTTTATGATGCCTGGAAATGCATCTACATCATATAGTGAAGATCCAAGTGGTAAGTTTAGTAATAAAATAGTTCCTGTAGGAGAATATAATAAGGCTTTAGAAACAGGAAAAGGAAACGATCCTACTCAATATTATAAATTTGTAGATACTGATAGAGTAGAAATTTTAGAAAAACAAGGTTTGTTAAAATATCAAGATAATATTGTGGATCAAACAAGAGGAACAACAACGTCAAGTGCTAGACGCGAAGTTCCGAGTATGGTGTTAGGACTCAGCAGTCCTGGACATTTTGATAGACGTCCTGGTAAGCCAAAAGTAAGATATGGGGAAAAATTTGGTGAAACAAATATTCCTTTTAGCAGGCTAGGCGGAACTAGTTTTGTAATGGATGACGGAGATGAAAAAATTCTCAGGAAAAAACCAGCAAACACTGATCCGCCTGAATATGCTTACGTAGAAAAAAGAGAAACAGACGGAGATGTTGCTTTACCACATAATGAACTTACGAGATGGCGCACTCGAACTGGTCATCAAATTGTTATGCACAACACAGAGGATTTAATTTACATAATTAATTCACAGGGTAATACATGGATAGAATTAACAAGTAATGGTAAAATTGATATATATTCTGATGATAGTGTAAGCATACATTCTGAAACTGATTTTAATTTAAAAGCAAATCGTGATATAAATTTAGAAGCTTCTGGTAATGTCAATATTAAAGCCAGAGAACAAATGCGTTTAGAATCTGGTAACGCAACTCATTGGAAAGTTGGTACAGCAGAAGTTAAGAAAGATCCTGCGTTACGTCCAGAATTAGGTATTAAAAACGAAGACGGAACATGGAAATGGAATAGCTTTGAAGATTTACCTACAGTTGAACAACCGGGAGATAATTTGTATATTGATGTAAGTAGAGATGTTTATTGGAAGGTAGGTACCCATCCTAAATTAGGAGATTTTAAATTAGAAGTATCTCAAGACGGACATGCAACATTTGATAGAGATTTCTTTTTGCTTGCAAAAGAAAATATCCATCAGCATTCTAACAAGGCTACGTTACATTTAGCAGATACAACTTTTGATCAAAAGTCATTAGAAGATTTTAGGCAATTGACAGGAAAAAATATGCATATAAGAGCTGGATTAAATTTACGTTTATATGCAGATACTACTGCGGTTATAAAAAGTAAAGTTAATTATTTCACAGCTATGAATGCTAATCATATAAAATCTGGTAATATAAATTATGTAACAGCAGGCGCAAGTAATGAATATAATGCGCCTGTAAACAATATGAGTAAAATTCAATATTTTGGTAGTGGTTCAGCTAAAGGATCTAATGGTATTACAGCAGATAATGCACAACCAGCAATTGATGCAAAATTGCCAGAATGTGCCCGTCATGCTTTCATACCTATTAGAATACCAACTCATGAACCATATTTTAGCCATGAAAACTTGAAACCGGAAACTTTTTATCCTGATAAAACAGATAGTACAATATCTATTAATGACTCATGTGATTTTGCAATTCAGTATGAACAAGAAGAAATTAAAACGCCTTTAATTTTTAAAGGAGGATCTCAGGATGATACATTTAGGAAAGGAAAATGAGTACATTATATAAAGAAATTGTTGTTAAAAATAAAAATGAAAGTACAAAGTTCAAACCAGGATCAAAAACTTATAGAGGAATTAGCACAGTATTTACTAATAATAATACTTACAAATTGTATGATTTACAATTAATAAAACAAGATATAATAAATCATTTTCATATAAGGCAAGGAGAAAAATTATCAGATCCTACATTTGGAACAATTTTATGGGATATATTATTTGAACCTATGACGGCTCAATTAAGAAATCTTATTATTGATAACGTCAATAGAATTATTAGAAGTGACACACGAGTGAAAATAGCAAAAGTTATTGTAGATGAATATGAGAGTGGAATACAAGTCGAATGTGAATTAATTTACCTTCCTTATAATATTCAAGATAAAATGCGTTTGCGTTTTGATAGAAATGCAGGGCTTCTTACTTAAAAATTTAAAATATATGCATTTTATTAGAAAATAAATACAAAAAAGGATTTGTTATGGCATTAACCGATAGACAAAATAGATTATTAGTAGCCGAAGATTGGAAAAGAATTTATCAAACATATTCTAACGCTGAATTTCAAAGCTACGATTTTGATAGTTTACGCAGAGTTATGATAAACTATCTTAGAGAAAAATATCCAGAAGATTTTAATGATTACATTGAAAGTTCCGAATATGTTGCATTGATTGATCTAATTGCTTTTTTAGGGCAAAATTTATCTTTTAGAATCGATCTTAACGCTAGAGAAAATTTTATTGAACTTGCTGAACGTAGAGAAAGCATTTTAAGATTAGCTAGATTATTAAGCTATAGTCCAAAAAGAAATACTGGTGCAAACGGTTTGTTAAAAATAACAAGTGTAAGAACGACTGAAGCTGTAGTTGATTCCAATAATCTAAATCTTGTTGGGCAAAATATAATTTGGAATGATCCAAGTAATCCAAATTGGTATGAACAATTTATTTTTGTTTTAAATAAAGCATTTGACAGTACTAACAAATTTGGAAAAGCTTATAAAAAATCAACCTTAGCAAATATCACTACTGAAAAATATAAAATAAATTCTTTTTTAGATGATATTTCTATTATTTCATTTACTAAAGTAATTGACGGCCAGTCTTTGCGTTTTGAAATTGTTCCAGTTGATTTTAATGATACAATCTATGAAGAACCTCCGTTACCAGGAAATAAATTTAGTATTTTATACAGGGAAGACGGAATAGGACCTGCAAGTGAGAATACTGGTTTTTTCATGTTTTTTAAACAAGGATCTATCGATCAAGGTAACTTTAATATAACTAATCCTAGTGCAAATCAGTTGGTATCAGTTGATGCAATTAATATTAATAATGATGATGTATGGTTGTATAGTTTAAACGCAAATGATACAACTGATAAATTATGGACAAAAGTTGATGCAATTGAAGGAAATAATATAATTTATAATAATGTAGATAAAAATATTAGGTCTATATATTCTGTGTTGACACGAGTAAATGATAGGATTAGTTTAATATTTTCAGATGGTGTATTTGGAGAATTACCGCAAGGGAATTTTAGAGTTTATTATAGGACAAGTAGAAATGCAAAGATTGTAATCGATCCAGCAGACATGATAGGAATTGCAATTGATATTGATTATGAATCTCAGTCTGGAAAAGTCGAAACTCTTTCAATAGTTTTAGAATTACAATACACCGTTAATAACTCATCGGTATCAGAAAGTAATAATTCTATTAGGCAAAAAGCACCAATGAATTATTATACGCAGAACAGGTTAATTACCGCTGAAGATTATCAAATAGGACCATTAATAGCTAATGCTGAGATAATAAAAGCTAAGAGTGTTAACAGGATTTCTTCTGGAATTTCACGATATTTAGATTTAAAAGATGCAACAGGAAAGTATAGTTCAACAAATTTATTTGCTAGTGACGGAATACTTTTTAAAGAAATTCTCACAAAAAAATTACAATTTTCATTTGAATCTGAGTTAGATGTTGAAAAAATTATTATAAATCAAATTGATCCAATTTTAAAGCATGTTGAAACAAAAAATTATTATTTTCACGTTACTCAGCAAATACCATATGTTGATCAAGGCCTTTCATGGGTATCGGTTTATAGTGATACTAATTATTACACTGGGTACTTACAAAATGAAAGTGAAATCATACAGATATTAGGAACATATACAGATTCTTTGTTAAAATTTATTCAAAATAATACACTTGTAAAATTTACAGCGCCTATAAATTATCATTTTGGACCTGATGGTAATTTAGTTGCAGGAGATGCAAATTATAAAGGTGCTGTAAATTATAAATGGGTAAAAATTATTAACACTAGAAATAACGGAACAGAATTAACAAGCAACGGCGAAGGACCTGTTATAGTAAATGATTACTTACCAACAGGAGCGATTTTATCAGAAATTCGACCATTTGTTTCTAATGTGCTTACCAGTGATATTAAAAAAGAAATGATAGAATTGATTGTAGCATATCAAACATTTGGATTGCGATTTGATAGAAATAAAGCCTCTTGGCAAATAATAACTGAAGAAAATTTAAACGTAGTAGACCCATACAATGAAGGAAAAACTGGTGATGTATCAGGACAAAAATTAGACTCGTCTTGGATAGTAAAGTTTACAACAAATAAGGAAAAGTATACTGTTGAATATAGAGCAGCAAGATATATAGTTGAAAGTAAAAATGAGGTTGATTTTTATTTTGATAAAACAGATAAAATATATGATAATCAAACTGGAAAAATTATTAAAGATAACATAACTTTTTTGTCAATTAATACATTACCTGCGGTCAATGGAGTAGAAAGTTTGCAAAATTTTACAGTTGACCATAGTTTTGAAATTACAGAAGAGTATAGGGACGATTTAGGTTATGTTACAAGTGATAAAGTTACTGTTGATTTTTTTGATAACGACGACGATGGTATAAGCGACGATGAAAGTGCTTTTGAAGTTCTTGTTGATCCAAAACAAAATCCGTTATCTGCTTTTATTTTTCAGAAAAAATATACTGCATCAAATGGTGTTGAAAGATTTTCATATTTTGACAATAATGAAAGTAAAGAAATTATAACTTTGCAAAGTAAAAATAATTTAGGACCATTAAGTCAATATAAAAATAACCAGGTTTTTTATTTTGTTGAAGCTGATCTATTTCAAATATATTCAAAAAGTACAAATTTATTAACTACAACTACAGATTACAAAGGTTTTATAGGTAGAGATAATTTAAAGTTTAGTTATAGTCATGCAGCAGATAGTTCGTCTAGAATTGATCCTAGTCAGACAAATATAATTGATGTATATTTACTTACATCAGACTATGATACAAAATTTAGGTTATATCTTAACAATACAACTGAAGTTAAACCGTTACCTTTATCATCTGATCAATTGTTTATAAATTATTCTCAAAATTTAGAAAAAAATAAATCAATTACAGATGAATTAATATATCATCCTGCAAAATACAGAATTATTTTTGGTAATAAAGCAGATCCTATTCTACAGGGAGTATTTAAAGTTATTAAAAATGATGATATTGTTTTAAATGATAATGAATTAAAATCAAGAATAATTTTTTTCATTAATCAATTTTTTTCATTAGAAAATTGGGATTTTGGAGAAACTTTTTATTTTTCAGAATTAGCAGCGTATGTAGTAAAAGAAATGGCTCCGGATATTACTACATTTGTTATTGTTCCTATTGCCCAAGATCAGACATTTGGAAGTTTACATCAAATAAAATGCGAAGATGACGAAATTTTAATAAGCGGAGCAACTGTAAACGATGTAGAAATAATAGATGATATTAGTGCTGAAAAGTTACAAGCATACGGTAAAGTGGTTATAAGCACAAGCAACACAAATATAGGAATACAATCGACTTAATAAGGATATTAAATGGCATATAAAAATAATCAACAAGAACCTGCATTACCTGCTAATGGAGGTCCTAGGAGAGAAACTGTAAATCATTTACCTAAATTTTTTAGAACTGATTTTAATAAAAAGTTTTTAAGCGCAACTTTAGATCAAATGGTTCAGCCTGGAGTTGTTGAAAAAATAAATGGTTTTTATGGAAGAAAAAATGCAAAAGCTTATGCTGCAAATGATATATATGTAGATGATATAAGTAAAGATCGTGTTGATTATCAATTAGAGCCGGTTTCTGTTATTAAAGATAATCTTAACAACATAGAATTTTATGCAAATTATAATGATTATATAAATTTTGTTAAAATTAGGAATGGAAACTACACAAATCATGATGTTCTAAACAAACAAGAAACTTATGCATGGAATCCTCATATTGATTTTGACAAGTTTATTAATTTTCGAGAATATTACTGGTTACCAACAGGACCTCAAACTGTAACTGTTGTAGGACAAAGTAATAATATACAAAGTGAATACAAAGTTAGATTAAAAGATAATGATAATAATTTAACATACTTGTTTACTCCTGATGGGTTAACAGACAATCCTAGTATAACATTATACAGAGGACAAACTTATAGGTTTGATATTAACACACCAAGTTATCCTTTTGCTTTTGTATCTAGGATTTCCTATACTCCAGGTAGGAATTTAGATGATGACATATATAATACTTCATTAATTTATGATAATAATCAAAAAAAGTTTGATCGACAAGGTATTGAAATTGACGATATATGGATAAGTGATGGTATAATAGAATTTACTGTGCCAGATAATGCTCCTGATAATATATTTTATATTTCAAAAGATGATGTAAATTTGTCAGGAATAATTAAAATATTTGATATTAACGAAAATACTTTTATTGACGTTGAAAAAGAAATAATTGGTAAAAAATCTTATATTACTAGCGAAGGATGGGCGTTATCAAATGGAATGAAAATAGAGTTTGCTGGTAATGTGTATCCTGAAAGTTATGCTGACGGAGAATATTATATTGAAGGAGTTGGAGACAGCATAGAGCTTATAAACACAAATAGATTAAAGTTGTCTAGCTTATTTGTTGATGATATAGAAATTCCTTTTGATAACGATGGCTTTGATAATTATCCGTTTAGTGAAGCACTTGGATATGCAAGTGATAAAGATTATATTACTATAAGCCGAGGTGCTGTTGACGGTAATTTGTGGAGTAAATATAATCGTTGGTTTCATATTGATGTAATAGAAAAATCTTTAGAATTAAACAATTTACCAATATCAGTGGATCAGAATTCTAGGGCAAAGCGACCTATTATAGAATTTGAAAAAGGGCTAAAATTATATAATTTTGGAACAAGAGCAAAAGTAGATATCGATCTTGTTGATGATATAACAACAGATGTGTTTTCTAATATTGAAGGAGCAATAGGATATAATATTGACGAAGTTGATTTAACAGAAGGAATGCGGGTTCTTTTTTTAGCTGATAATGATTTACTTGTAAAAGGAAAAATTTTTAAAGTTAAATTTTTAACAATAAACGGTAGATTACAGATAACTCTTGTAGATGAACTTGATACAGAGCCAAAATTAAATGAAACTGTGCTAATTAGAAATGGTCAAAAATATAAAAGTAAATCTTTGTTTTATACTGGCACAGAATGGAAATTGTGTCAAGAAAAAAATAGTGTTAACCAAGCTCCTCTTTTTGATCTTTATGATGATAATGATATTAATTTAGCAGATAAGTTAACTTACCAATTTTCGCAATTTGCTGGGAATAAATTATTTTCCTATAAGGAGGGCACAGGTCCTGTTGATACAGAACTTGGGTTAAGGCTACAGTATCAAAATCTAGTTAATAGTGGTGACATTTTATTTACTTGTAATCTCCTTTCAGAATCATTTACTTTTACAAACGCAAATAATTTGTTAGAATCTAAAAGCACTGAAATTGCTTTTCTTAGAAAATATAGTGACATTGACACTTATGTTACAGAAAATAATTGGATAAAGACAAATAAATTAAGCGAACAGTCAGTAATAAATCAGTTTGTTCTTGAGCAAGATTTTTCTAATAAGTTTCCAATAGACTGGTACGAAGATGAAATAATAGATGTTGATTTGTTATGGATTAGAATTTACCGCAACGGTATGTTACAAGAAAAAAATAAAAATTTTGTAATTTTATTAGATGTAAATCAGCAATTATACGTAGAATTTATAACTAAAATAAATGCAGGAGACAATATTATTGTAAAAACAAGATATTCTGCAGCAAAAAATAATGTTGGGTATTATGAAATTCCTGCAAGTTTAGAAAGGAATCCACTTAATGAAAATTTATTACAATTTACGCTAGGAGAACTAATTGATCATGGTTTTACAATAGTAGAAGAAGTAAATGATTTTGCTGGAGTATTTCCTGGAAAAAATAACATGAGAGATCTTGGAAAATTAGCTCCTTACGGAAGAAAATTTTGTAAACATTCTAGTCCTTTTAATTTAACCATATTTAATTTACTAGACAAAGATTCTAATATTTTGTCAGCTATACAATATTCAAAAGAAGAATATACCAAATTTAAAAGAAGATTTATTGAGATTGCTGATAATTTAGGATTTAATGGACCTGTTAAAGAGCATGTTGATAAAATTATTGCAGATTTTGTTGTTGATAAAAATGATAAGCAACCGTTTTTCTTAAGTGATATGGTTCCGTATGCAGGTTCCGTAGTTAATAATGATATTATTGTTGATGTTGATCAAGAGTATTATGCGTTAAGTGAAAGTTTTTCTTTAAATTATCCTTCTAATAAAGCTGTAAATATTTACAGAAATGGTGAGCAATTAATTTATGGAAAAGATTATGTATTTAATGACGAAGGTTTTGTACAAATTTTTGGCTTTAAAAAAGTAAACGATTTCATTGAAGTTTATGAATATGAAAATACAAATGGCTGTTTTATTCCTCCTACTCCTACAAAACTAGGTTTGTATCCTTCGTATCAACCAGAAATCTATATAGATACAACTTATTTTTTAGAAAAAAGTAAAGAAAATGATGGACCTTATAAGATTTATGCTTTAGAAAAAAATGAGCCAAATGACAATGATAAATTAGGATGGTTTTATCCAGTTTATTTAACAACTGATGCAGCAATAGAAGCAGATATAGCAAACAACGGTACCGGAGAGTTTTCAATACATAGATTTGCAGGTCTGAACAGGCCTTTTTATATGCCGTTGACTGATGTCAATACTGGAGTTCAAGATAATATAAATTATGTAGAATGGGAAGAAGGTATTCTTGTTATACAAGGCCACGACGGAAGTTTAACAACTGCATTCAAAGATTTTAAAGATAATTTAATTTTTGAATTAGAAAAAAGGATTTATAATAATCTAAAAGTAAAATATGATACAACTATGTTTGATATTAATGAAGTTGTACCAGGCTTCTTTAGAAATAATGGAGTATCAAGACAAAGTTTTAATAATGTACTGATAAGTGACTTTATTTCCTTTACAAGATTTATAAATCAAGATTATTCTGCACATGTATATTTTAATATTACAAATAGTTTTACTTACAATTATTCAAAATCTAGATTAAGTAATAATGAATTTAGCCCCGGTTGGTGGAGGGCTATATATGAATATGTTTATGGGACAGATAGACCACATACACACCCTTGGGAAATGCTAGGATTTACAATTAAGCCTTTATGGTGGGATAAAGAATACGGAGAGTTTCCATATACATCAGATAATCTAATCATGTGGGAAGATTTAGAAAAAGGTATTATTAGACAACCAAAGTTTAAAATTGATAAAAAATTTGTTAGACCAGGTTTACAAAATATTATACCAGTTGATAATAAAGGTAATTTGTTAAGTCCTTCTAAAGCAGGTTTAATTAACTATTACTCGCGGAATAATATTAAAGAAAGTTTTGTATTTGGAGATGGATCTCCGGTTGAATCTATTTGGAAACGTTCAAGTGATTTTGTTTTTAGTTTGATGAAGTCTATTATACTCAATAAAGCTGGTTATGCTTTTGCAACTGGGTTTGACAGATTACGACAAAATAGAAATATTGCCGATCAGATTGTATATAAAACAACAAAAAATCATATAACTTTACAAAACATAGTTGCGCCTTACATCGACAATAATGATTTTTATACAAGTGGTTTTATTAACTATATAGCAGAATATCAAAATGGAATATTTAAAAATCGTTACACAAATTATATAGATAAATTAAAATCTGTAAAAAATCAAATTAGTTTTAAAGTAGGAGGGTTTACAGATAAAGATAAATGGAAATTAATATTAGACAGTAGAACGCCGTTAAATGAAGGTAATGTTTTTGTACCTGCAGAAAATTATTCTATATTTTTACATACAAGTTTTCCTGTAGACGAATTTGTTTATAGTGGTGTTGTAATTGAAAAAACTTTGGCTGGCTGGACAATTAGTGGCTATAATGATGGCTATACAAAATTCAAATATTTTCCTCCTATTCTAAGAGATGCTGATACAACAATTAATGTAGGAGGTGTAAGCAAAGAATATCTTATATGGGAGTCGGGTAAAACATATGCCTTAGATACAATTGTCAAAGTTGGAAGTAATACTTTTTATAGATGTAAACAAACTCATGTAAGTGGCGAGAATTTTGATATATCAAAATTTGCTTCTCTACCTAGATTACCTATTATAGGCGGAGTTAATGCAAAAGTAAGAAAACAATTTTATAACTCTATAAGTGAAATATCTTATGGCACTTCTTTACCAACCATACAAGATGTTGTAGATTTTTTATTAGGCTATGGAAAATGGTTAGAATTAGTAGGATTTACATTTGATAGATTTGTAGAAAGTCAATTTGAAGTAGCTGATTGGAATTTATCGGTAAAGCAATTTTTATTTTGGACTACACAAAAGTGGGATGCTGGATCATTGATTACGTTAAGTCCAGGTGCTGATAAAGTAAATTTTGCACCTGAGTATGGAACAGTTGGTAATGTAATTGATACCTCTTTTAAATATTCTATTTTTAAAGCAGATGGTACAGTAATAAAACCAAGAAATATTAATTTTATAAGAGATAATGATAATAATTTTTATGCTCAAACTAATAATAATGATGGAATTTATTTTATAAAAATACCTATTGTATACAAAGAACATGTTGTTTTAATTGATAATGTAACTGAATTTAATGATGTAATATTTGATTTAGCTCCAGGTTATAGGCAAGAAAGAATAAGAGTGTTAGGTTACCGTACTAATAATTGGAAAGGCGGACTTGATATACCGGGATTTTTTTACGACGATGTTAAAATTGTAAAATGGGAGCAGTGGAAAAAGTATAATGTAGGAGATATTGTTCAATATAAAGAATTTAATTATGTTGCTATCGTGACTATTGATCCTGCTGTTGAGTTTAATTATACAAATTGGAAATTATTAGATGATAAAATATCATCTAATTTGTTTAGCAATTTTGATTATAAAATTGAGCAATTTAAAGATTTTTATGATTTGGATAGTGATAATTTAGATTTAAATCAACAAAAACTTGCACAACATTTAATAGGATATCAAAAAAGAAAGTATTTAGAAAATATTGTCAACAATGATGTTAGTCAATATAAGTTTTATCAAGGATATATTCAAGAAAAAGGTACAAAAAATTCTCTTACAAAATTATTTGATGTGCTAGCAAGCGCAGAAAAAGATAGTTTAGAATTTTATGAAGAATACGCAGTCAAACAAGGAAATTATGGTGCGGTAAAAAACTTTGATGAATTTGATTTTATACTTAATGAAGAAAATTTTAAACTATCACCACAGCCTATACTTCTAACTAATAATGTTACTGGAAAAGAAACAGATTTAATTTATAGAATACAAGAAAACGAAGTTTTAGTAAAAGATAATGGATATCAGCATAAACCTTTTCCAACTACTAATACAGACAAGTTTGAATTGAGGCACGCTGGATATGTAAGTGAAACTGATGTAGATAAAATTGTTTCAAACTATTCTCAATTACTAGATTTTCCTATAGATAATTTTAAAGAAAATGAGTTAATTTGGGTAGGAACTTATAATGCAGATTGGACAGTTTTAACATATAAAAAATATGATTATAAATTTATACAATTGGCAGTGGTAGATAATAGACAAATTGATTTATACTTTGATGTCACAATTGAAAAAGATTTTAAAGTTGGTGATATTGTTGGTATACAAAATGTAGGTAAACTTGCTACAGTAGGAATTGACTCTACAGTTGTCTCTGTTGAAACTGATAGTGACTTAAATGGAATATTTGAAATTGTAAAAGTAGAATTAGATATTTTATCTTTAGGTATAAGCGTTGATAATGCTTCTGTTATAAATTTAATAAGCTCAACTGAATTAGAAGGAGATACAACCGGAATAATTACAAGGTTTGTTTCAGTTCGTGTTCCAGATCTAGAAAATATGTCAAATCTAGTTAATTCTACATTACAGATAGGAAACAAAGTTTGGGTAGACAACGATAATACAAATTCTTGGAAAGTTTTTCAATTAGAAAATAGTTTTACTTATTATAGTCAAATTAATAATCCAAATGATACATCAATGTCATTTGGATATATTGTAAAAACAAATGCCAGAAATAATGTAATGATAGTTGGCGATCCATTTGATAATGACGGTAAAGTTTATGTTTATACACGACCGACAATTTCAACAGAATACAAGCTTTTACAAATATTAGAACCTGATCAGCCAGAACCTGAAGATTTATTGTATGATAATAGTGATAATCAAGAAGGGTTTGTATACTTGTTGACAAAGGATAGTGTAAACAATATTCGTAGAATTTTTAAAAATGGAGCGGTTGTAGATCCTTCATTATATACAAAAAATGAAAGTGAAAATAAAATAATATTTTCTTTCCAAATTTTACAAGATGATATTATTTTGGTTAATTATAACACGCATGTAATTCCATACGAATTTGGAAAATCAGTAGCAATAAACGATTCTGGAAATTTTATAATGGTAGGTGCTCCGTCTGCATCTAGATTGCCTACAAAAATTAAAGGATTATGGAATTCTAACGAAAATTATTCTGCAAATGATATTGTATATAGAGATGACAATAACTTTAAAATGTATTTTAAGGCAAATGTAGATATTAGAGGTTCTTCTGCAGAAACAGAATTCAAAAGTTTTTATAATTATGGACAATTTATTAAAGACAATGGATTAGATACTGAAGATTCATTTGAATATCCAATGTTGTTTACTGGATCCTATAATGAAAGAGAGATACAAACAGACCATCTAATTATAAGATTACCGCAAAAAATCTTTTCTGGAATACAAATAAATGATCAAATTAAATTTAAATGGAATGATATATCAAACGTAAATCAAACTCAGCCTAATTTAGTTTCGCGAAATCCGTTTGATGGAGAATATGACCTTATTAATGCAAATTTTATAAGCAATTTACACATTGTTCAATATAAATTTACAGATATTTTAAAAATTATAGGAGCAAGAGTTATTCCTTCTGCTGGAGATGATGTAAATTCTGAATTTGCAATTTGTAATATAGTTAATGTTATACAAATTGAAGGTACAAATGATATTTTATTATATTGTAACGATACTGTAGGAAATTTTGGTGAATTTGGAACTCTAAAAATTGGCATTGTGGTAATAGGAGATTATATTGTAACATTATCTAAAAATGATTATACTGAGTTAACAACTGAGTATAGCGGATTTATAAGTGTACCTACACCTAATTATACAATAACTTCTAAAAGAAATGATAGCGGACGTGGGTTAATTATACAGGATGTTCTAACTTTGCAAAATCCTGTTCCGGCAAATGTTTATTATAATTTGGCAGAATATGATTCAGCTATTGTAAAAAGTTTAAGTTATATTGATTTTAATTTGCAAACAAATGGAGATTATGTTCCTACAAACAGATTATTACAATATTATGTAATAAATGTTCCTAAAGATATTGATACAAATAATTCATTTAATTTATTTGTCAATGATTTTGAAAAAACAGTTAAAATTTTAAAAGTAAGGAGTACAAGATTTGTCAATGTATTGCCTGTTGTACAAGCAGGTGAGATTTTAAAACAAAAGATTACAGGAGCAACAGCAATAGTATTTTCAAGTAACGTAAGTATTAGTGCAGAAACAATAAATTCAGCAAATCCTGTATATGAGATAGAAATTCAATTTGTAAAAGAAGGGCCTACAGGATTATCGTTTAATTTTATAGATGAATTAGTAGGTTCAATAACAGGAGAACTGTTTGTTAGACCTATTAGTCTGCCAATAAAGGAAGAATTAATTCGTCTTGAAGAAATTGGTTTAAGCGATTCATATGACGAAAATAATAATACAATTAACAATATTAACTTTTTTGATGTTTGGGATGGATTTATTGTTTATGATGAGAATAGAGTGGATGCAAATGGTCTTCCTTTTGTTCCTTACGCAAAATTTTATGAAAATGGAAGTCTACTAACAGCGATAGATCTAGACGGAACTGAAAGAGTTGGACAAACTATTAGAGAATTAAATGAAAGTGGTTTACCTACAAATAATACTGCAGAAGTTATGTTCATACAAAGAATAGCTAATAGTAGAGTAATTATTTGGCTTAACAATATTCAAGGAAGTTGGATTGCTGCATCGGCTGAACAAGATACAGTACAATTACAAATGGATGCTCATCCAACTGGAGTAGATATATTAGGTAGATTGAATATCTATAATTTTGATAGACCATTTGGAGTATTACACGATTTTAAATTTTATACTGACACAGATTTAAAATTTGGGGTGATATTTAATCAATATCCTATTCCTATACAAATTGATCCTGTTTTAGGTGCACAAATTAATACTTTAACAAATGTAGAGTATTGGTTATTTACACAGAGTGATATACTTGGATTACCTACACCGGCATTACCTCCAGAAAACGGATCTATCTATTGGCAAAGAATTTATAATCTACAAGTTGATATTAACGGAACAAAATCTGACTTTGATAACGAAGGAGTAGTTTATATATTTGAGAAAGTCGGAAACGGATATGCATTAGTTCAACAATTATTAGGACCAGATAGGCAAAATAATTATAAATTTGGAGCAAATATTAAATTGCTAGGAAATGAAAATGCTTTGAGAAGTTATATTTTAGCAGAAAACCCTAAAAGGATTTATTTTGTAAATAATGGAATTTATAATGATCAAATTTACAATTGGGAATATGCTGCTAATAAAAAGTTTAAAGGAGTATTCAATCCCGATTACACCTATTTTACAGGTGATATTGTTTTTGTGCCTAGAAATGTAACTGAAGATTTGTTTGATTCAAATTTGGGTGTTTTTGATGGAACTTTATTTGAAGCCATTACAAACGGAAAATCTTCAGTTATTAATCTACAGAATGGAATAAACACTTCCTATTGGAAATTGGCAGATAATTTAATTGATTATGTAGGTTTTGTTCCTAATACAATAGGAAGTATTCAGTTAGATTCAGCAGATGTAAGCACTTTAAATACTAGCAATTTAACGAATTTTGGAATTAATTTTGATGTAAGTGCAAACGGAGATGTATTAGTTGTATTTTTACAATACGAAAATGAAAAAAATAAATTAGGAATTTACAGAAATGATAATGGTTATTACAGATGGATGCAAACTATTGAAGCAGAAAATGAAAATACAGATTTTGGGACTAGTTTTGATTTATCTGCAAATGGAGACGAATTATTCATAGGTGCACCTCTTACATCAATTGCGAAAGTTAATCAAGGTAAAGTTTATTATTATAAAGTAGTAGATTATTTGTTTGTACTGCAACAAGTAATAGGAAGCCCGTATTACGAAATAGAAGAAAGTTTTGGAATATCAATACAAGAAAACAATGGAATTCTTGTAATAGGTTCTGCAAATGCAAATTTTTATGCAGACACGACATTTGATAATGGTACAACAATTTTTGATTCAAAGCTTACTACGTTTCAGTATTCAAAAGACGATAAAGGGGTAATATTTGTTTTTGAAAAAATAAATGGATTTTTTGTTTATGCAGATTTTATTAATTATGACAATCCGTATGCTAACAATTTTAGATATGGCAGTAATATTCTATTTAATAATAAGATATTATATGTTGCTGATATGAATTATAAGAATGATAATAATTCTTTAGGTTATATTCGAACATATCATACAACTGGTAAATTTTATAACGTTATACGCAGTAAAAAATTACCAATTGATATAACAAAAATTAAAAAAATTACATTATATAATAGAAAAACAAATGTTTTAATTAAAACTTTAGATTATATTGATATTTTACAAGGAAAAATACCAGGACCTGCAGAACAAAATATTGATTTTAAATTATATTTTGATCCTGCAAATTATAATATAGTAAATGATACTGATTTAGATGTTATACGTAACACAGATCTTCCATGGACTACTGAGTATGTAGGAATGGTTTTATGGGATCTAAATAATGCAAAATTTTACTATCCGCATTTAAATGATATATCTTTTTCGGTTAATCGTTGGCATAAGGTGTTTATAGATAATACCATAGATTTGTATGAGTGGGTGCAAAGTTCTATTTTGCCAGAACAATGGGACGAAATAAGCGAAACAGCAGCAGGTTTTGCATTAGGTATTTCTGGAAAAACTAAGTACGGAAATAATGCTTATGTAGAAGAAATAATTTTAAATAAAATTACAAATACATTAGAAAAGCGTTATTATTTCTGGGTAAAAGATAAAAAAGAAATTCCAAATAAGGACAGTAGGACAATCAGTGTTCATAAATTACAAAATTTAATAAAAGATCCGATAAAAGAAGGATATGAATTTATAGCTTTAATAGGATCAGATCAATTTGCTATTTACAATTGTTTACAATATCTTAATGATAACGATGTTGCTATTAGCTTTCAAATTTATAATGATAAAAATATCACAGCTAATTTACATAGTCAATATAAGTTAGTTAGTGTTGGGTTAGAAACAAGTAAAATTCCTAATTTTCTTGAGCAAAAGTGGATTGATAGTTTAGTTGGGTTTGATTTAGCTACTAGACCGGTGCCTGATATAACCTTGCCGGAAAAATATAGATATGGCATGCTTAATGAACCTCGGCAAGGATGGTTTGTAAATCGGCAACAAGCCTTGAAAGAATATATTCAAAGAGTTAATAGGGTATTAGAAAAAAATCTAATTGTAGATTCAAAAAATTTACAAAGTTTGTATACAGTAGACGAGTATCCAACAGAGGTGACAAATGAATACGATATTAAATTACAAACCTATGCTGAATTAGAGTATTATGGAATAGCAAAAGCTGAACAGGCAGCGGCTGTATTAGAAATAATAGACGGAGAAATTGTTAATATAATTATAACTAATCCTGGTAGAGGTTATCACGTAGTACCAACATATAACATATTAGATAAAGGTGTAGATGCAGAAATTACATTTGAGATAAATTCTATTGGATCAATAATTTCTGCAAATATAATAAAAGCTGGAAAAAATTATAGTAAATCTGCAAAAATTGAAATACGTAAATTTACAGCATTAGTTGAATATGATGAAAACATTAATAATAAATGGTCATTGTATGAAAGGAATTACCAAGCAAATTCTTGGACTAGAACAAAAAGTCAAGGATTTAGCACAACGTTGTATTGGAATTTTATTGATTGGTATGCAGAAGGTTATAGTTCGAGGACAACTGTTACGCATTTGATAGATTTCTCTTATCAATTAGCCGGTTTAAATGCAAATATAGGTGACATTGTCAAAATAAAAAGTATAGGTGCAGGAGGATGGTTACTTTTATACAAAGTTGATAACCAAAAAAATGTAGATTATTCTATAAACTATGAAACTGTAGGTAGAGAGAATGGAACAATCTCTTTTTCCAATTTACTGTATGAAAACAAGAATTTTGATTCACAAAGTTTTGATATAAATTTTTATGATATTTTACCTACAGATGAAATTCGTGTAATAGCAAATGCAATCAAAGATGATATTTTTATAGACGATTTAGCAATAGAATATAATAATTTATTTTTTGCTCAAATAAGATATATTTTGTCAGAACAAAAAAATGTAGATTGGATATTTAAATCAAGTTTTATCCGAATAAAACATAATGTAGGCGAACTAAGACAAGATGTTACTTTTAACAATGATAATCTACCTAGTTATGAAGAATATGTAAAAGAAGTTAAACCTTATAAAGCTAATATACGTGAGTATATAAGTGCATATGATAAGTTAGATAACAATCCTCAATTAATTACTGATTTTGATTTACCGCCAACTTTTAATTTTGATAGTAATAAAATTTTGCCGTACTCTGTAAAAGCATATAATGAGCAATTATATGGATTGTCAAATGAATTAGAACAATATCCAAATAAAAATTGGTTAGATAATGTAGGATATACTGTTTTAGAAGTTAAAATTTCTTACAATGGTTATGGCTATATAAATTCTCCAACTTTATCATTTGTTGGTGGAGGAGGAAGAGGTGCTAAAGCAATAGCTCACCTAGGGGAAAATGGAAAAATTGTTTCAATTGAAGTTACAGATAATGGATCTGGATATTTATCAGCTCCTAATCTAATTATAACCGGAGAAACAAGAGAAGATTATAAGGCGGCGTTATGTAGTGTAATTATAGGGCAGCCATTAGTAAGATCTACTTATACAAAAATTAAATTTGATAGAATTTCACCTATTCTTACATTCAAAGATATTAATGGAAATATAAAAATTGATGATGAATTTCAAGAAATTGTATCTGGATCAAAATATATTTTTGATTTACCCTGGCCTATATCTTTACTAGCAAAAGATACTCAAGTATTTGTTGATAATGAAAAATTACTACGAGGAGAATATACTTTTACAAATGTATTAGATACAACAAAAACCTATCATAGATATTTTGGTAGGGTAATTTTGATTAATCCTCCTGCAAATTATTCTGTTGTAAAAATTCAATTTAAAAAAGATATAAATTTATTACCAGCAGTTGATAGAATAAAATATTATTATAAAAACAATTTAGGTCAATTTGGAAATGATATTTCTCAATTGATGGAAGGAGTTGATTATGGTGGTGTAGAAATAAAATCTTTTGGATTTGACGTAAAGTCGGGTTGGGACAATGATGGATATTTTGTTAGTAATTATGACACATACGATGAATCATTTGAAGATATAATTAGCACAGTTGGAAGGAACTTAATTCAACCAGATGAGTTAGACTATAAAATTCAAATAAATTGGTTAAATTTTGCCAAAGCTGTAAATGCGCTAATAATAGGAAATAGTGTTGAAATAGATAATCATACATTGTTTTATTCTATTTTTAACGTAGATCAATTAGGAAATTCATATCCTGATCCTTTAAATGGAAATTCTATTTTAAATGTATTAGATGAACTTGTTAACGAAGCATTAGTTGACGAAAACGGTAATTTACTGTTAGATGCAGAGGACAACATACAATATCAATTAATTCCTAAGATTACTGTAAGAAGCGTTGAACAAATGCAAAAATACGGAATGAATAGTGTTGATTTAAATGAAATTGCAGCAAATAATATAGATATACAAATTATTACATTATTTCAGCAGTTGTCTTTAAGCAATATAACAGCATTATTAGCTGAAACCAATCCAGTTATTAATGATGTAAAAATAATAATGCAGCAACCACTTGTAAATGGGCAACAATATAATTTTTATTTAAACAATGTAAGATTAGATGATCCAATTTACGCTGATGATTCTACAGCAGTAAGTAATCCTAATGCTGTGATGCAAACAATAATAGGAAATGGAATTACCACAGAAATAATTATAAAAACTTATATTAAAGAGTTTGAAACTGGAGATATAATTATTTTACGTAAGCCAACAAGTGATGGCAGTTTTATTCCTTCTGATTTAGATTATGATACATTAATAAATGGAGGAAACATCAATTATTCGAATGCTATAGGCATCAATGCAGATGAAATTAATATTGATGGAGATAATTTTGTTTCTCCTACTACATCTAAAAGCACCGAAGAAAATGTTCCAGGTCTTGTGCAAGATACGCTTGATATCACAGTATATGAAAGACCAATTACAGGTTCGTCGAATATTATAAGTAAAAATTATATATCCGATGGAAGTACTGTGACGTATGACTTAGGTACTTATCCTTTGAAAGAAAAAAATATTATTGTAAAAGTAAACAATAATATTGTAACAAATTATGAAGTTAACAGCAATAAAACCTTAACATTTTTAAATTCAATAGAAGTAAATGCAAGAATTAATATAATAATTTTGGATTATAGTGGATATAACGTTTTGGATGTAGATACTATTGTAGCAAATGGTAATACAAATGACTTTGTAGTAAATGCAAGATATGAGAAAAATTTACAAAGTCAAATCTCAGTAAATGCAAAAGAAGAAAATTATGTTTTAAAACAAAATAGCGAAAATAATATGGTTATTTCTTTTGCTAGAATCTTAGATCCAGGTGACGTCATAAGATATGTAATCTACACAAATAAAGAACAGGCAAATATTGCTAATTTTAGTGAAATTACTATAGATGAATTTGTTTTTGACGGAAGTACTACAAGTTTTCCGTTGTCTATTACTCCTTACAAACAAGAGCCAGCTGAATGGTTTACATTAGTATTTGTTAATAATAAATTATTAAATCCTGGTTATACTGAAATTTTTGAAGTAAGTGATGTAAGAGAATATGAATTAAGGTTGTATCAAGTTCCTATTAGATCTTTAAATTTTGAACAAATAAGAGTTTTTTTAAATGATAATGAGTTAGAATATAATATGCATTGGATATTTAATTCAGCAGGACAGTATAATCCAGGTTTAGCTGAAGATAAGCAAGAAGGAAGTTTGATAATATTAAGACAAGGTGTTGGCACAGTAGGTGATACATTAAAAGTATATGTTTATGCTAATGATACAGAGCTAATAGAGTCAGGCGGAGATTACAAATACGGATATTATGATAATGAAACATATGTTCCAACACTAGGAAATTTACACATTTATAAAGAAATGAATATTGGAGATGTAATAAAAGTTTATCAATTTAGTAATCATGATAGTCAAAGAATAGATTGGCAAAGTTTTGACATTGATCAAAGAACATTATTAAGCCCAGGAAAAATCATTGGTAGCGGCATTAATATTGTTACAAGTCTAAGTGAAATGTATGTACCTTTTGTTCTAGAAAGTAATAAACAGTATGCAATTTTCAAAAATGGATTTAGAGTAGATGATTTATATTACGGCACAAATACTCAAACAAATTTATCAGCTGAAATCCAAACACCATTTGGGAATGGAACTTATTTTTTAAATTTTCAAGAAATAGGATTGTCGGTTATAAGCGGTGACGTAATAAAAGTAGAAGAATTAAATGCTCAATATACTATAGATTCAGATTCTAAAAATTATAATGAGTTTAGACAATTAAAAAATGGTGTAATTGCTTTAAATTATCCTGCTATAGGAGACCAATATGTATGGGTGGCAAAAAATGGTCTTTTACTTACCCCAAGTGTAGACTACTATTTACTTGCAGATATGCAACATATTAAATTAGTAGATTATTTGGTTGAGAATGATATTATTCAGACAATTCATTTTAGTAACTCTATACAACAGAAAAAATTTGGTTGGAGGCAGTTTACTGACATCCTTAATCGAACCCATTATTATACATTAGATGGGCAAAAAAATATTACATTAAAAGAAAATTTAAATTGGTATGATAAAATAATAGTTGTTGAAAATTCAGATGAATTGCCAAATCCTGATCATAATTCAAAATTTCCTGGTGTAATTTTTATACAAGGGGAAAGGATAGAGTATAAACAAAGATATGGTAATGTATTACAGCATATACGAAGAGGTACGCTAGGTACAGGTGTTAAACAGGTTTATGTAGCCGGAACAGAAATATATAATCAATCTGTAGATACTATATTGCCCTATAAGGATGAAATTATTGTTGTAAATACTGTTGGAGATGGAATTAATAAAGAATTTGCATTAGAATTTGTAGCTAAAAACGAAAATGAGTTTGAAGTCTTTGTAGGTGGTACAAGGATGAGAAAAACAAAGCTCCAATCTTATGAATTAGATACCATTAACAGAGAAATATATAGTAACGAAAACGAATATATTAGTCAAGATTCGCCTGAAGGAGATATTACATTACCTCCCGAATTTACTGTTGTTGATAATACATTGGTATTTCATGAAGCACCAAAAGAAGGTGTTAAAATTTTGATTATACGCAAAATAGGGTTAGAGTGGACAAAACCTGGAGACAGATTAGTTGATACTGATACTCCTCTGTCAAGAATTATTAGATCAGTGGAAGCTGATTTGCCTAGATAAATACATACATAGGATTTAATATGAACGAAATGTTAAAAGAAAAATACGGAATTTTAGTTGAAGGATACATTAAAATTTTTGACCCTGATAGTAAAAAAGTTTATGTAGATAAAAGAAATGCAATACATTATGAAAATATGAGTATTGCATTAGCTCAAAGCTTATCAAATTCTGGAACAGGATTTATATATAATATGGCGTTTGGCAACGGTGGCACCAGTGTCGACCCTACTGGAATTATTACATATTTAAGCCCAAATAGCACAGGTGTAAATGCAAGTCTATATAATCAAACATATAGCAAAATTGTTGATGAAAGCAGTGTTAACAATAAAGATCCTTTTAGAAATAAAACAGAAATAAGACATGTTAGCGGAACTAATTATACAGATGTATTAGTTTCTTGTCTATTAGATTATGGAGAGCCTGAAGGACAAGATGCGTTTGATACTGCTGCTGATATTGATAGTTTATACGTATTTGATGAATTAGGACTACAAAGTTATGATCCTGATGGAAATTCTATGTTAATAACTCATGTAATTTTTCATCCTGTACAAAAAAGTCTAAATAGGTTAATCCAAATTGATTATACTGTTAGAATACAAAGCTTATCCGGGTTGTTAGGAGAGTAGTATGCCATATGAAATAAAATTTACAGATTATGTAAATAAACTTCAAATTGTAGTAGAAGATAATACAATTAATAACGAAACGTCTTTAAAATTACCAGGAAAAAATACAACTGCATACGGATCCTTGATTGCTGAAAATTTTTTACATTTATTAGAAAATTTTGCTTCAACAACGCCTCCGTCTGTACCTGTTGAAGGTCAATTATGGTATAATTCTACCGAAGATGTAGAACAATTATTTGTATACACAGGCGTAAACTGGTCTCCTGCAAATGGAGTTAATAAATCTACAAACAAACCTGATTTTGCTCAAGAAGGTGATTTGTGGATTGATAAAGAAAATTTACAGTTGTATATGTATACCAATGCTAGTGGTTGGGTGTTGATTGGACCTGAGTTTAGTGAAGGTTTAATTACAGGAGCAACTCCAAGAATTGTTCTTGGTACAGATAACCTTTCATACAACGTTTTACAAATTGATGTTAATTCTAGTCCGGTTGCTATTGTAACAAATAAATCTTTTACTCCTAAGTCAAAAATAGATGGATTTACCACTTTAGGACCTGGAATTAACTTAACAAATAAATCTTTATTTGGAGAAGATACAGTAAAATATAGAGGTATAGCAGAAAAAGCAGAAAACGTTATAATTAATAATGAAGTTATACCAGCTGGAAAACTTTTAAGGACAGATATAGTTAATTCTATAAATTATCCCATAAATGTTTTATCTAATAGTGGTATAAATTATGGAATAAATAATGAGCTTTCGATAGGCATTCAAGGTACATCATCTGTGATAAAAAATAATGTTTCAGGATCACAGATAGAGTTGCAGACACGATTTGGAGGATTATTTAGTACAGTATTAACTGTTAATTCACAAAAAAAAGTTGGCATTAATTCAGTAAATCCTGACCATGAATTAGAAGTTGTAGGAGATATTAAAGTTTCTGTTCCTTTATCAGATGCTAACAAAGGCGGTATATTAGTAGATAGTACAAAAGAGTCTGATAAATTTACTAATCATGGTTCTATTACAACTTTAGGAGGTATAGGTGTTGCAAAAAGCATAACAATTGGATCAAATTTATATCTACCTAACACTGAAACAAGTTATATTGAAGCAAATAAACTTATACCAACTAAAGATGCTGATGAGCTAATAGGAACTCAAGAATCTTTTATTGGAAGTAATTCTCTAAGATATAATGGAATATATGCAAAAAGATTTTATGGTGATTTAGAAGGTAATGTTACAGGATCAATTAGCGGAAGGGCAGGTTCGGCAAGTAAGTTAGCAAAATCATCTGCTTTCTCTTTTATCGGGGATATTACAATTGATGCAGAAAATAATAATAATGAAATAACAATTCCTTTTACAGGAACAGGAGAGGCTATAATTTTTCCTGTTAAAATAGCTCAAAGTTTTATTTCTAATTCTTGTGCAGATCATAATCATGATTTATTATCTCCAGGATCTGGACTTGTAGAGGTATTTGACGATGATGATCTTTTGTTAAGTAGAAATCGTGAAGATATAGGATTGCATAGAGTTTCAATTGAAAGTATAATTGATAAAGTTCCAAAAATGCCAATTGGAACAATTGTTCCTTTTGCAGGAGACCAGGCACCTTCTGGATGGTTATTATGTAACGGAAGGCAAATTTTAATTGCAGATTATTTAAATTTGTATAATGTGATAGGTTATTTGTATTTGGCAAAAGATTTTGTGCAACAAGGTAGATTTGCACTTCCTGATATGCGAGGCAGATTTCCTTTAGGTATGCACAACATGGGAGGTGAAATTCCTGCCGATATCAGGGTTTCGGATCCTATTGCAAATGAATTAGGTAAGAATAGCGGAACAGAAACCAAAACATTAGACGTTGACAATTTGCCAGATCATAGCCATACTTTAAAGTATCAAGATCATCAATTTTATGCTACAAATGAGCAACAATTTTCTTTGCAGGATAACGCCGTAGATGAATTTCCGCATTATGAACAATTTGGGGAGCAAACGGGTTATGGACTAAAGAAAACCGGAGGAATTGATGCAGGTTCTATTACATCTTTTAGTCAGCCTTTTGATGTAATGAATCCATTTTTAGTGTTAAATTATATTATATATGCAGGATAAATTAAAATGAGTTATAGGATAAACAGGACTGACGGAGAACTGTTAGTTGATTTAACAGACGGAACTATTGATAGTAATGCAACAGATTTAATCTTAATTGGTAGAAATTATAAAGGTTTTGGCGAATGGGTAAACGAAAATTTTGTAAAATTATTAGAAAATTTTGCATCTACATCGCAACCTTCTAATCCGTTAACTGGACAACTTTGGTATGATAAATCAGTTGGCAGATTAAAAATTTTTAATGGTATTGCTTTTAGATCTGCAACAGGAACAGTTGTAAATAGTTCTAGACCCGATGATCTTATAGAGGGAGACATCTGGATTGATAATAAAAATAATAGATTATATCTATTTGACGGATCTGATTTAACTCTAGTAGGACCAAATTATGAAGTAGGTCAAGGTAAAACAGGATTTGAATCACGAACGCAATTAGATATTAATAATGTATCTAGGACAGTTTTGTTATTATATTTAGGTGGAGTTTTAGTTGGAGTATATTCGCCTGCTGCAATGACTATTCCTGTTGCATATAGTATAAATGGATTAGAAGCAGATCCAAACGATTCACAAAATCCTAAGAGACAAAAGTTAAAAAAAGGTTTTAATCTGGCTAAGCAGTCAACTGAAACAGGAATTGAAGGATTTTGGTATCATGGTACTGCTGCAAATGCCAAATATTTAATAGATGATCAAGGAAATAAAAAAACAAGTCTTAATTTTTTGCCAACTGATGCAAATGGGGAAACAACAGGTAGTTTAAAAATTAAGAATAGTGCTGGAATAACAATTGGTAAAGGAGATAAACCATTTGTTGATTTTAAAATTGTAGGAACTACTACATCTATTGAAACTTTAGAAATTGATGGAGATTTTGGTATTAAAGTAAAAAATTCACAATTTCCTAATAATTCAATAGATGTTTTACAAGTTGATTCAAGTTTATATAAAATTAACATATGGCCCGGACTTCCTTATAATATTTTATCAACATATCCTTCTGCTGATTTGTATGGAAATTTGAATGTAAAAGGATCAGTTGAGGTTGACGGTTCTCTAAATGTTTTAGGAGAGGTAACATATATTACCTCCCAAGATTTAAAAATAGAAGATAGGCTAATCGAGTTAGCATCAAGTGAAACTGTATCTTATGATAACGATGCTGTAAATGGAGGAGGAATACTATTAAAAAGCAGCGACGGTGACAAAAAAATTACATGGAATTTAGCAACTAAAGCATGGACGATAAATCAAAATTTAAATTTAATAAGTTCAGGATATGCAAATGACGTCGATGATCCTAGTATCAAAATAAATGGAACTACTATATTATCAACTACACGATTATATGATTCTGTTGTAGAATCTAATTTAGAAACAGTAGGACAATTACAAGAACTTTTAGTTGATAATATCTATATTAATTCTGCAACTATAAGTTCTAATGTTACTGGATTGACTATTAATTCCAATGGTGATTTAAATGTAAGCGGAAATAATATTACAAATCTAGCTACGCAAGTCTGGCCAGCTTCATATACAAATCCTGATATGCGTAATTATGCAGCTACAATAGAATATGTTGATAGAGCTGTTCAAGGAAAAGAAATATTGTTATCTTTAGATATAAATGGTTTAATTGTTGATGGGGACCCTGATAATACGCCATTTTATGAAGGCAGCATTGATAATGTAAGACAAGTTTTAAATTATATGCTTCCAATTGAAGATGCATTAATTGGAACAAGAGTACGAGTGTTAGGAACTCGTTTTAAGCTAATTACAGCAAATTTTGGAATAACAATTTCTGCAGATGAAGATAATTATGAAGCAGTGTTATTTAAATCAATTGTACCTGTTAGAAATGTAGATAATAGTTCAACAGTTTCGGTAGTTGAAGATATAGTTCCTAATCCATTTGCACAAGGTGCAGCAACTAATGTAGAGATTGTGGTTGAAAGATTTATATATAAATTTGAAAGTAATGGTTTAACATGGGTAAGCACTGGTGTAAATCGAATTACAGTTAATTAGGAAAAAATATGGCGTATATTATTAATACATACAATAATGAACAAATAACCATTGTTCAAGATGGAACACTTGATCAGACAACTGATTTAAAATTAGTTGGCAAAAATTATGCAGGTTATGGAGAAATACAAAATGAAAATTTTGTTTTTTTGTTAGAAAATTTTGCCGGAGATAACGAACCGCCAAAAGCTATCAGAGGACAAATTTGGTTTGATACAAATAATAGTAAACTTAAATTTTACGACGGTATTATTTGGAGAGTCGCAAGCGGAGCAGAAGTCTCATCTGAAGCACCTGCTGGTTTAACAGCAGGAGATTTTTGGTGGGATACAAATAACGAACAATTATATGCATATAATGGAACTGAATGGGTATTAGTTGGACCGCAAGGAGTAGGCGACGGTCTTACGCAAATGCAAAGTAGATTTATAAAGGATGCAGCACCGCCTTACATTAATCAGCCTGTGATTGTAAGTGTTATTGATGATGAAGTAATTCATATAATTAGTCAAGTTGACTTTTTTATACATCCTGATCAACAAACAAATTATCCTGGGTTTGATAAAATTCATAAAGGATTGACATTAAAAAATACAATAAATTCAACAAGTGGCGTCACATCAACAGAGCATAGATGGTGGGGAACAGCTACAAATACTGATAGATTTAGCGGACTTACTCTTGATAAATTTATTCTAAATTCAGATGTAAGTTTTGATACTTTGGTTAGATTTAAAGATCCTGGAATTGCAATAGGGGATGATTTAGATTGTAAAATTTATATAGAAAATGGAAATCAAGTTGTAATTGCAAATGAGCAAGGAGCTCATATGTATTTTCAAGTAAAAGATCAAAATTTAAATCTTGCAATGCCATTTAGAATAGAAGCAGAAAATATTTTACCAGGATATTTAAATAATTTTTCCGGAACAAGAAATGTTGATATTGGTAGTTCGACCCATAGTTTTGTAAATGTTTTTGCAAGCAATTTCAAAGGTACAGCGGATAGTTCGGATTTACTAAAAGGTATTTACATAGATGAAAATAGTGATGCAGCAGTTGAATACATACAGGCAAATGTTAATCATGTTGAAAATACTCGTACGATAGTTGTTCGTGATGCAACTGGTACTATCTACGGTAATCTTTTTAGTGGAACAGCAACCCAAGCACAATATGCTGATTTAGCAGAAAATTACGCTTCAGATAAAGTTTATAAGCCTGGCACAGTATTGGTAATTGGCGGAAAGAAAGAAGTTACAGTAAGCAGTTCTTATTGTAGTGTTGATGTAATAGGAGTAGTTTCAAGTCAACCTGCTCATTTAATGAATAGTGTTTTAGATGGTATACCTGTAGCAGTAAAGGGAAGAGTTCCGTGTTTAGTAACAGGAAAAGCAATGAAAGGAGATTTTTTGATAACATCAGATATACCCGGAGTTGCTGTTGTTATAGATAAAATGGCATTGCCTCATTCTGCCTGCATTATTGGAAGAGTCTTAAAAAATAAAAATTCGGATAATATCGAGTTAATTGAAATTGTTGTATAAATAAAAAATAGGAGTTTAAGTATGGTTACACTTGCAAGTGGTGTTTCAGTAGGCGGATCTATTGATGCTGACAATTATAATTTATTAAGAGATAGAGTTATAAAAATTTTAGGAACAGGCGAAGACAGATACGGGTACGGTCAATCTACAGTTAGTACACAAGTTACTGGTAATGATATTTTGAATAATATAGATGGAGATTTAGTTTCCGCCCAACATATGGCAAATTTAAGAACAGATATAGAAAAATGTTGGAAGCACCAAACAACAGCAACTTTTAATTTAGGAGCAGTTGTTACTGATGATTTTATTTCAGCTGGTACAAGTACAGCAGACGCAACCTACAATCAATATTTTTATTATGTAAATCAAATTGATACTAATAAACTTAATTTAGCAAGTGGCCAATATACAGATACTTCTCATTTTAATAATTCTACACCATCGTCGTGGGGCGGAAATAAATCAACAACTGAATGGAGAGATGCATATTTTACAATTGCTTTCAGTTCAAACGAGAATAGAAGATTTTTTTTCAATAGTGGTGGGCAAATAATCTTTACCTGGACAACAGGATCTATTGGAACTGGTGCAAGTGCTCAAAAAAATCAAAATTGGAAAAATTTAATTGCAAACATGAACTATACAGCAACCCATGCATCAAGGGAAGCAACGGCAAGTACTGCTAATGCACTTTATCCGGGTAATTGGATAACATTACTTACGAGCACTAATGATACATCAACTGCTGGCGGAGATTATGCTGAAAATGAAGGATTTATGCAAGTTAGATGTATAGATAACGGCGCAACAATACAATACTACATTAGATTAAATGATAAAGACATAGGTGATGATACAACTCCTAGTGATGGATATTCCTATTCCACTGACGAACCGGTCACTTTACCAATAAGTGTAAATATAACTACAAGAACAGCAACTGGCTCAAATGTCTCTCGTTCAATACCATCAGTAACTAATCCTGACACTTTATAAGGTATAAATGGATGAAAGGCTTGAAAAAGCTTTAGATTTTTCAAATTATATACAAACCATTAATAATCAAAAAGATTTATTAAAGAAAAGTTTTCACGAGAGCATTGTGTATTATTTTTCTGGCGGAACATTCACAATAACTTTAGATTTATTAAATTATTTAAATTATTTAAATTTAGAAAAGATAGTTTCTGCAATTTTAATAGATGATAATGGAATGCCTACGTGCGTAAATGTAAATGATTTCTACAACAACATACAAAACATATATAGAAGTTCTGTACAACAGTATTACGAAGATTATAACAAATTGATTAAATCTAGAACAATTGAATCAATAATAAATCTATGACTAAAGGCTTTTTAGTTTTTGCTTTCAATAATAAATCTATTAATTATATTGAACAAGCTAAATTTTTAAGTAAAAATGTAAAAGACAAACTAAATTTACCAGTATCTATTGTAACTGATAACAGTATAGATTTAGATAATTGCAAAAATTGTTTTGATAAAATAATTAAATTAGATTACAAACATAAAGTAAAAAATCGACCATATAGAGATGGTGAAAGTTTTGAATCTTTAGAATTTAAAAATTATTGCAGATCGCAGTCATACGCTTTGACTCCGTATGATGAAACTATTGTAATTGATACAGATGTTGTTTTGTATAATGATGTATTTAAAAATTGTTTTAGTAATGTAAACAATTTACTGATGTATGACGAATGTTTTCCTTTGAGTGGGTTAAAAGAATATCAAGATTACAAATATATAAATGATAAAGGTATAAAATTTTATTGGGCAACAGTTATTTTTTTTAGAAAATGTATTGAAAATGAAATTTTTTTTAATTTAGTAGCTCATGTAGAAGAATATTGGAATCATTATAAAAATTTATTTGGTATAAGTCAAACATTTTTTAGAAATGATTTTGCTTTTAGTATTGCAATACATATTATAAATGGATATAAACAAGGATCGTTTGTAAACAAAATGCCAGGAAAATTATTTTACATAACTGATAGAGAATCTTGTTTTAAATTAAATGATAATTACGCAACATTTTTAATTGAAAAAGAAAAAAATAATAGTAATCTTTATTTTGCTAATGTATCTAATTTAAATGTTCATATTATGAATAAATTTAGTCTTGAAAGATGTATTTGTGGAAACTGATAGGGGATTTGTAATTTATGCTGACGGAAGCGAACATATAAAACAGGCATATTTAGCAGCATTAACTATAAAATATAAAAATAAACAGCCAGTTTCATTAATTACAACAGAAAATAATTTTATAAGTCAAAAAATTTTGAAGTTGTTTGAAAATGTAATTGTAATAGATGCTATGCCGGAAAATAGATATCATACTCTGAATAGGGCTAGAATATATGATTATACTCCATATCGTGCTACAATTGTTTTAGATAGTGACACACTTATGTTAGATAATTTAAATAATGTATGGAATTTTATTGATATATATGATTTTTATTATCCAATGTCAGTCTATGACTATAGGGGAGAAAAAATAATAAATTGCGTTTACAGAAAAGCATTTATGGCAAATAAATTGCCAAATGTTTATTCTGGAATTCATTATTTTAAAAAAACAGACAAAAGTGAACATTTTTTTAGTTTAATTAACTTGGTAGCAAATAATTGGAAGAATTTTTATGATATATTTTTAAAAGAAAAACAGCCTAAAAATCCTAGTATGGATG